ACATCAGCCATTGGGTTTTCACCTGTCATGGCTTCTACAGCACCAGAAACAAAATTAGCACAATCAAATGAGCCGTAACTAAACTGGTCTTTACGCTTGCTTACCAGATAGTCTGATAGGGCTTGTTCCCAGTTTGATATGCGGCGAGTCATTATTTAAGATTGAAATCAGTTGTTGATTCGCCAAAATTTCCGCCAAATCCAAAGCTGCCATCATAAGAGGTCATGACACCAGTCTTAAATGCACCGTTTGCGGCAGCGATTGAACGCGCTGCTGACTCATCCCCAGCGTCATATTCTTTCTGCATCTGGTAGGTTTTATTCTGAGTTACAGACAGGCTCACCAGATAATTCTCAATCGATAGGGTAACAGTCTGAGATTGAGCGGAGCCATTGATCGTGATGTCATTCATGTAGCCGGTGTAATAGCTATAGACCTCACCAATCTGCGTCTCGTTTTCATCAACCACATACCACCAGAGCCGAGCGGTGCGCCCCTGCCAGTTGTCCTTGTCGCCAATCGTGTTGAGGAAATCGACGTTGTTTACAATCAAGCCGGACATCGAAACCGTTACTTGGTCCGATCCTGTCTCATTGTGCTGCACCTCAGAAACGCCAATCAGGTCTGACGGATACGGCACATAGGTATCGCCATCTAGATCGGGATCACCCGTGCCAGAGAATGTCTTGTCGTAAAGCCCTGTAGTGGCCCTCACAGGGTCACCAACGATGTCTAAGAAGCAAACCCACCTAACATAGACTAATGGCGCTTCAACCGCCGCCTGAAGGGTCGGGGTAAGATTCGACATTAGAAGCACTCACGCAAATTAAATGAGAGCGAATAAACCAGACCGGGTTCGACAGAATAACCGGGGTCTTCGACGAAATACATCAGCGCATATGGATTCTTAAACTCAATGGCTGCGTTGTCAGCCGGGGACACGCGGATTGCTGGCTCAAACGAGATTGTCGCCTGACCAGAGCCGTTAGATGTGACGTTAGCCGTAAGCTGAAGAAGCTGATTGCCAATCGTCACGAATTGACCGGCGTAAAGCACTGTCGTCGAGTTGGGCCAGCCATCCGTATTGATTGAGCGTCCAGTCTGACCAGCACCATTAACGAGCGGTGTGGCGGTCGATGCAGACTGAGCAATCTCATTCACAGGAACTTGGAAATCGTTAGCAGCACCACGCGCAAGTCCCATAAAGGCCCGCCAAGCGTTAACTGATGTCTCTCCAACAATAGGAGGCAGGGTCAAACTGCATTCCCACCAACCGCGACCAGAGGCCAACACCTGACGCGCACCTGTCCACTCAGACACATTCTGTTGTGCGGGCTGCACAAGCCGCCATGCCATTGTTGCTGGTTTAGGCGAACTAGGGAAGGTGATCGTAGTCATTAGCTAATTGTTCCCGGTAGGCGAGTTCGTGATGCTGCTTTCATTGTGCGGTTCTGAGCGGCAGCAATGATGTACGGAGCAGCCTGTGCAATACCCTGCTCAACCTGCATACGCACAGCGGCAGGATCGGATGCTCCACGGGCATCAACATTGATGACCATGCCGTTGCCCAGTTTATTGTTTGGCACAATAGAACCGCTGCGTGATGGAACAAACATCTCAGGTCCACGTTCACCAACCATGTATGGTGTGCCAGCCTGAACAGAGCCACCAATAGCTTTACCCGGAAGCGATGGGGCAAAGATGCTCTTAAAGAATCCACCAATCGATTTGACCAATTGCTCAGTCACATAGATACGCATCAACTCGCTAATGATCGATGATGCCATGCTTCTAAATGCGCTCTTAAAGCCTTGCGTTCCAGTAATCAGACCTTGGAAGGCATTCCCAAATGAAGATGCGATTGAATCAGCAAGCTCAGTAGCTTCATTCGTAATAATCTTCATCGGACCCTGAATGCCTTTGAGGCTTTCCATGATCTGGTCCGAGTTAGGCAAAACCTGAATAAGAGGATTATCTTGAGACGCCTTCATCATCGGCACATCGGCTTCCAACTGTTGCCGAATAGCTTGGCGATAGGCATCCCAAGAACTGTAATTCTCAGGTGTTAGAATATCTGTTTTCTTAGCCGCTTTTGCCGCGCCGCCTCCAGATTTCTTTCCTCCAAGGATACTAGGCACATCCATAGATGGCACTTTAGGGGCTAAAGGCGTAAAAGCCGCCCTGTTAAATTGACCAGTAGGGTCGAAACCACCTCCACCGCGTCCACCTTTAGTAAGGCGACGACCACTTCTAAATGTGACTGCACCGCCAAAGTAGCTGCTTTCATTCGCAGGATTGGCAGCCCTGATTTCAGTGTCGCGGCTCTTTTGATTAATTTGCTTGAAGAAATTACCAGCAGCGGCAGCGGCACTTGCAAACGCATTAGCCAAGGCAAGTAGTGCATCGGCATTTTCAGCAACCGCAATTGTAAAGCGAGTCTTCAAAACTTCAGCTAATGTAGCCATCTTATCAGCAGCTTCATCAGCCTTAGCAATAGTAGCCTCATCCATGATAAGGCCCATTTCGGCAAGTTTCTGCGTTTGCTCTTCAATGGCAGAAGAACCTTGACGCAAGATCGGATCAAGCGCCTGACCGGCTTTACCAAACAATTGAACTTCAAGTGCGGCACGTTTTGCAGGGTCTTGAATTTTAGACATTGCATCAGCGATTTTGAGCATTGCCTGATCGGTTGTTAGTGATGCAATTTCACGCCCTGAAACACCTACAGCGCCAAAGGCTTGAATCATCTTGTCAGAGCCGAGCTTTGCCTCACCAAGTCGCTTAGTTAGCTGGGCAAAACCCTTTTGCATCTGCTCATTGGTAACGCCATTCTCAAGTGCAATGAACTTATAGGCTTGCAGTGCTTTAGTGGATGCGCCCGTCTGAGAAGCAAGCTCACCCAAGCTACCGGCTGCATCAAGTGCTTGACGGCCCATTTGCAAGAATGCGCCGGAGGTAACAGTTGCTACAAGAGCGGTCATAGCCCCTTTAACTGAAAGGGCTTGAGACGCCATGCCGGTTAGGCCAGTTTTGATTGAGTTGAACGCAGCAGCCGTTTTGTTAATGGCAGTGAACTCAAATCTAATTTGCTCATTTGCCATGCTTGCTGCGCTCCTGACTTATCTTAAAATATGCAAGCCACTCATTATACTCATCGATTGAGATTAGCTCTATCTCTTCTATGGTTCTTCCAAGCCGATCCGCCAAGGCTATGATATTATATCTGAACGGATCGGCCTTTAGTTTTTTTCATGATCCTCAAAGCTATTTGCAGTCATCATCTCACCGGCAATTTTGGTGATGACTTCGACTGGTTCACGCATCAGGGTGGGCTTGTCTTCAAGGGTGAAGAGCATATTCCCATCCCTATCCTGTGCCTTCATAATAATCATATCGACCATCCCTGCGATGGTGACGTTATTGATGAAGTTCGGATGTTTGCGCTGTAGCCTATCCAAATCGTGAGCTAAGAACTTACCAAAATAGAGAATGAAAGGGGCTTCATCCTCTCCTGACCATTCTGTGACCTCAAGGGTCTTTCGGGTTGAATGTTGTTTCTTCCTAATCAGGTCAATGAGAGACATGAGAACCCCTTCCTAATCTAAATTACGATGCAGTGCCGAGCGTCAAAGCGCCCGTTCCTTGAAACGAAAAGCTGGCTTCAACCAAACCGTCAAATGACGAATTGATGGTCGTCCCAGTGATGATAGCCGTGCCGGTGTAATACTTGTCACCAGTGGTCGCACCTTCGGGATACACGTTCAAAGTCACCTCAGTGCCATCGACAAGAGCGCCCTGACCCGTCGTGTCAGTTTCATCCCAAAAGCAATCCAGCGAACCAGACCAGCCCTTTAACGTGGTCTTAAACGTGCGCCAAGAATCGCCCATCGTGGTATCTTCTGCCGTGTCAGCAGTCGTTGCGATAGAAAACGAACGGATTTCAGCGACGGTATTAGCGCCAACTTTTACAGTACCTTCACTGCCAGTATGCGTAGCCATTATTCAACCTCCTCAGATTCAACGGATTCAACCGGCTCTTCCACCGGCTCTACAACGGGTTCTGCAACCCGTTCAGTGGGATGCCAGCCCTTTTCAGCGAAAGACTGCAAATCGCACTCAAGAACCCGGATAGGCTCCTTCGCGTCCTTATGATGAACCGTTACCATCTTCATCGTGCAGTCTCCACATCATTGATTGCTGTGATGTACTCACAAGCAAACACAAGCCGTGCCGAGGAGATCGGTTTCTCACCATCGGTGACAATATCAACCTCAGTGCTAGTCAATATACAGGATTTAGCGAGTCCGTTCAATTGGTAGTCATTGCCAATCGCTTCTTCGACATTAACGCAAAGAGTATCGATTGTATCTTGAATGGTCGTGCTGGCTCCGGTGCAAAGTATCTCGACTGATACATTGATAATCCGTTGCACGGTCCGGTTACCGATTGTGATGAGCGATGATGACTCATCCATCGTATACACAAGAATTGCTGGCAGCTTGGAATCGTCTAGAGCGTAGCGCCGCATCTTGTAGACATTGTTGCCGGTTGTCGGCAGACCCGTCAGGAGTGTGGCTATACGATCACGAATTTGCTGACGAACGTGAGACATTAATTCTTCTCCAGAATCAGGGTCGTCACGCCAAGGCCATCTGTAGCCACAACGCGGATCGTGTAGGTTACATTACGAATCTTCATCGCATCCCCTTCAGCAGCGTCTGGGATGTCCACAGTGCGGCAGACAAAGCTAGGCTTGGGGATTGTCACATCCATCATGTCAGTAGCGGTCACACTCGCATGAGGATTGTCGAAGATGCCATCAATCGTAATCGGACGCTTGTTGGTCTTAGTGTAAATGCCAGCAGTCCCGAAATCATCGAGTTCAAAGAAGATAGAGAGGTCGTCGTTCGACTCAACGCCCATTGGAAGGCTTTCTGCCACGCGGCTTAGGTTCGCGGAACTCTACAGGCTCAACGCGATTCTCAATCACAGCTTCGTCGTGAGGAACGGCCTTGCCATAGGCCATCAGGTCTTTACCTTCCGGCCCGCTCACTTCGATGATGTCGCCTACCTGACGGATAGCGCCACCTGCGACTGTCGATTTGATGATACGATACTTCATAATCTCTCCAAAGGATTGGGGGTGGCCGACTTCCGAGGCCACCCCTTCTCCCTAGTCGTTACGCAGCCGGTGTACCGAGTGCGAACGAAACAGCGTGACGGACAGCCACATCAACCGTCTGGAGGGCCACAACGCGGACCGTACCAGTGGTCGAAGAGGTGTACGGATCGACCGTCAGGTCGAGGCCGCCCCACATACCGATCAAGCAGTCGCTGAAGTTACCAAACAGGAGGTAACCGGCAGTTGCCTGATTCGAAACGATGGTGCGGTAGCCGTTCATCGTGCCATCTGGATCAACAGCGAAGATGGCTTGGTTGGTAGCCTTAGCCGTCGTCTTCAGCGTACCATAGAGGCCAGCCGGAGCGATGTAGGCAAGGTTGCCAAGCAAAGCGTTATCTTCAGCAACAAGCGTTTCGAGGCCGACGATTTCCGCCCAAGTCGGAGTTGCGCCAGCGAACGAATCGGTGTTGATGCCCGAAGTGCCATAAAGACCCGTCGGCTGACCCGAAGAGCCAGAACCCTTCAGCGCACCAGCGTCGATTGCGAGAGCCAAGGCTTGCGTGAGGTCGTCACGAACCAGAGCTTCCACAGACGGTGTGGACTGGAGGATAAGCTGGCGAGTCATGTCAGAGAATGCACCAACGGTTTTTGGCGACATCGTGACGCTGCCGAGGGTGAATTCCGACTCAGAAGCCGCACCACCTTCAGTGCTGATCCAGCCACCCGTCGAAGCAGCAGTCTTCTTCGGGATCGACACGTTTCCAACAAGACCCGGCATCATGCGCGCACCAGCTTGCATGACAGACGAAGAGTTGCGGAGAACGTCGATGAAATCACCAGCCATCAGGTTGGTTGCAACGATTTCGTTGTCGTCCGAGGTGTTCAGGTCGCGCTTGCCCCAGTTGCCCAGAACGTCAGCGGGAACCATCACACCCTGTGCCGTTGTGCCATAAGCACGAGCAGCAGCTTCAGATGCTTCCAATTCAAAACGAGCAGCTTCTTGAGCGGCACGGTCTGTCGGGTTAGCCAGAGCGCGTATGGCACGAACCACCGAGAACTGACGAACTTCCTTCTTGCTCAGACCGATTTCCTTGTTGTCGAGAGGCGTGTTGCCAAT